TACAAAGCTGGATGCAATGTGTCTGGAAAGAAAAGGATGCTGTCTTCTAGCAGATACATCAGAGAAAAATCTATCACATTGCCGACGCAAGAAAAACAAAAAGAGTTCAAAATACCAGATCACTTTTCTGTATATCTGCCTAAGAAAATGACAAGATACTGTAATGAAAATAATATTAATACAGATAAAGTTCAACTGTATCACGATGTAAAGCTAGACAGAGCAGTGTTTCCAATCTTTGACGTTAAAATAAATGAAGGAAGTCTGCCAACCATAACGCCTAAGATTGTTGATGCTGTAGGCAGATCATTGTCTAAGTATGGTGCTAAATGGCATAGATACTCTAACTCAGGTTTGCCTTTTATTTGTGGGGAAGGAGAGACTTGTTATGTTGTTGAGGATTCTGCATCTGCTGTTGCAGTTTCGCAACACGGTACAGGTTTAGCATTGTTGGGTACAAATTTATCTAATGAGGTACTTGACATTGTGATAAAGTATCCCTATGTTATAGTGTGTCTTGATAAAGATGCGTCATCAAAAGCTATTCGTATGAAGAACAGGATAGCACAGTTTACTAGAGCAAATGTAAAATTATTAGAAGTAGATCCCAAAGAAAACCCGAAAGGAGTATTAAATGACTGATAAAGATAAACCTTTAAGATGGGATTCAGATATGGTAAAACTGTTTGAATGGTATCATACCTGTCCTCAACCTTGGAACCCTCAATGGTATGAGAGTGAAGCAGGTAACGTAACTCTACACATTATTAGACCGAACAGGAAAAATGATGGAGATAGTTGATAACTTGCAGATAGTTGGATTATGTTTAGGTGCTGTTTTAATTATGTTATTAGCAGGAGAATAATATGACGATGTTTAATAGAGCCTTTTCTATGCCTAATAAAGATACATTCAGTATGAAACCTATTAGGGATTTTGTCGAGCATTGGATTGATACAGTATACACTGAGTATCACTATGCTGCTATAGATACTGCAATAGATAAACCAGTTGTTATAGACCCATTTGCTAGAAACAGTAAGTACGGCACTATAACAAATGATCTTAATCCTGATACCGATGCTCAGTATCATATGAAAGCTGATGAGTTTCTAGATATGTTATTGGACTCAGGGGAACAAGCTGACGTTGTGTTGTATGATCCACCATATAGTCCAAGACAGATCAGTGAGTGTTACAGTGCTAATGGTATAAAGACTACACAACAAGATACACAGAGTAGTTTCTATACTAAAATAAAAGATCGTATCAGACCTCTTGTAAAACCCAATGGTCTTGTGTTATCATTTGGATGGAACTCAATGGGAGTTGGTAAGACGTTTGGTAAGTATGAAGAAATACTATTGATAACTCATGGTGGAGCGCATAACGATACCATATGCGTTGCTCAAAGAAAGGATATATAATATGAATGATTTACTAGGACTATTTTTATCTCATAGATTTTATGAGCAAAACAGACATCTTATAGCAATAGATTTTTTTGAGAATGAAGCTAAAAAGATATGGCGTAGCATTGAGTTAGGTCATGCTAGGTATGGCAGAGACTTAACACCTGCTGAAGTAGAACAGGTATTGTTCAGTGAGTTTAGAACAATGACTACCAGCCAGAAGAAATCTATGATGATGTTAGTCCGATCTTTACCAAAAGATATTGGTGAGGATGTAGCACAAGATGTTTTGAAGGATCAATTCAAAGCATACTTTGGCAGACAGTTAGCTGATCTTGGCATTGCCATGATGGATAACAAGGTTAATGATCTGAATAAAGTTACTGATTTAATTAATCGTTATCAGGAAAACTTTATGCCAAGAGAAACAATACAGGAGATTAAACATGACGTTGCATCTTTACTCCACTCTACTAGAGATGTTTCCAAATACAAATGGAACCTCAAAGGACTTAGAGACATCTGTCCAGGAATCGGCCCCTCGACCTTCTCTGCTATCTTTGCTTTGGTTGAAACTGGTAAAACAGCCTTTCTTATATCTACGCTGTTTGCTCCGAAAGGTTTCATGGCCCAAGGTGCGAAGGTAATGATACTAGGTAATGAGGAACCTGTTGAGAGAACTGCACTGAGAGCAGTAAGTTCTTTTACAGGTATGACTGATGCACAGATAACTGCTGACACAGTGAAAGCACATAATTTGTGGGATGTATACCGTAATCAGTGTGTGTTTCTTAATACTGATGAGGTTCCCTCAATGGAAGAACTTGACCAGTTGATTGCCAAGCACAAGCCTGACATTGTAGGTATTGATCAGCTAGATAAGATGCAGATTGGTGGAAACTATGCCAGAGATGACATCAGACTAGGTGAGATATACAGGTCTGCCAGAACATTATCCAAGAAACATTCTTGTGCAGTTATAGGAGTGTCTCAGGCAAATGCAGAAGCAGATGGCAGAACTGTTCTTAGGTTTACTCAGATGGCAGGTAGCCGTGTGGGTAAGGCAGCTGAAGCTGATCTTATTGTCGGCATTGGCAAGGAGCAAGAAGATAGTGGTGAGGATAATAAACTCAGGCATATCTACGTTAGCAAGAATAAGCTAGGAGGTAAGCATGGAACCTGTACCACTGTCATAGAACCAGAGGTATCTAGATATGTTGACTAGTGATTTTATTGATATGAAGAGTTGTGTTCATCCTGATCCTGATGTAATGTGTCTTGAATGTGACTGCTGGAAAGCAGACCCATTTAAAAATATTCCAGATGAAGATGAAAAAACACTTGACAACTTGATAAATATGTGATATATAAAGTATTCCCCTTCGGGGGGATACAACCTTATTAGGATTACTTATGAATAGAAGAGAACTTCAAAAACAATTATATAATAACAGTATACTGGAGTTTATCTGGTATTCTGCTAAGAGTAATCCTAATTGGAATATAGAAACTGCTAAATTACTTGCATCTATGCATGGTTTAGATTATAAACAGGTATATAGATTAGGTAAGAGTGCTAAAGTCAGAGGTAATTTTGTGGCTAAAGATTGGAATATCAATATTGAAAGGATGGTTCAATGATTTTAGATGAAGTTTATTTAGATTTAAAAAAGTTAGAATCCAATGGACATGAATTATCTTATGCTGAAAAGACTTATGTTGAAAAGATGCAACAGCTAGAATATATGTGTGATTTTAGACCTGATTGGTTTCCTGAAGAGTACAAAAATAAAATGATAAATAAATTACAAAATAACTTTTGTAGAGATGTAAACTTAGGGAATAAAAATAATGATTGAAGCAATAACTTGTTTAGCATTAAATATTTATTTTGAATCTCGTAATCAGCCTATTGAAGGTCAGATAGCAGTAAGTCAGGTAGTATTAGAACGAGTAAAATCAGAAAAATATCCTAATACTGTGTGCGAGGTTGTGTTTCAAGGGCCAACATATTCTTGGTCTGTTAATTATCCTATTAAGGATCGTTGTCAGTTTAGCTGGTATTGTGACGGTCTTAGTGACAAGCCTAAAGATGAAATAGCATGGCTAAATTCATTAGAAGTTGCAGAAAAAGTATATTATGGCTTGACAGATACTGTAAAAGGTGCTACACATTATCATAGTGTGAAGGTAGATCCTTGGTGGGCTAAGTATAAAGTAAAAGTAAGACAAATTGGTGATCATATATTTTATAAGTGAGGAGATTGAGAATGAAAGATAAGTATGTAATTGTAGGGAAACCTTGGGGTGGATACGGTCAGTGGGAAGTTGCTTGTACGAGAGCAATGACAAAAAAGACTGCTGAAAAAAAACTAGAGCTATATAATGTAGGAGGCGTACCTAACAATCATTATGATTGGGGTATAAGTCCTACTGGATATTATTATAAGGATTATGCTATTCAAAAATTAAAAGATGGTCAGGATTTTAATGATGTGATTGATGATGTTTGGATATAGGAGATAAAGATGAAAGATTGGGTAGAAGACTACGCACTAGTTATAGATTTAGAGGTGGATTTAAATGGTGATCGTAAAGATCCCTCACCTTACAACAAAGATAACACTCTAGTAGCAATAGGATATACATACAGAGCATTAGATGGCTCACCTATATGGAGGAGTGATGGTGCTGTATATATCAAGAAGTTTCCTGTAGATAATTATTATTTGTATGAGTTTCAAAAAGCCATAGACGA